GTTGACACCCCGTTGACACGCCTTAGTATTTGGTTGCTAAGATGGAAGCAGCGGGTCCTGTTTACCGCCTTTTAGAACTCAGGAGCTTTGGAATGACGCAACCCCCGTGGGATAAATTGGGGATCAACGTACAAAATATAGCTCCACCGAAAATGCTCCAGACCGCAGGGCTGGGCTGGCACGTCGTTAAGCGGCCGATGTTCGCAACGCTTGAGCTTCGGGTTGGGCCACCTCGGCAAATAACGATACCGGATCGACAGATGCTTATTCGTGAGAGTGACGGTGAACCGATGTCGGTCGTGTCGACGAACTGGGCTCCGACCCAAAACGAGGAGGCCTTTACGATATTCGAACAGATCGTTGAGCGCGGTAAGATGGAGATGACCCACCTCGGGTCCCTTCGGGAGGGCCGCATCGTCTGGTCACTCGCTAAGACGCCATGGTCCTTTAGGGCGAGCACGGATACGGTGCAGTCCTACGTACTCATGTCCAACCCGCATGAGTACGGTCGATCGATGGACGCGCGCTACATGGCCGTTCTGCCTGACATGACGACCATCGTGCTGCCGCTCGAGCACGGAACTCTGTTCACGACACATCGCTCGAAGCTCAAGGACGCCACCATCAATATCGTGTTACGGGAACTTCGCGCCGCCCACGACGACATGGCGCGACACGCCGCGATACTCGTCAAAAACAAGTTCGTGGGTTCCTCCGAGTTCTTCACCGGGGTGTTCGGCAGCGCCAAGCCCGCAGCGATGGCGCTCGAGATCATGTCCGCTTCTAAAGAAAACACGCTGTGGCAGGCGGTCAAGTCAACGGCACATGCCATTGACTACAGCCTTGGTTACTCTCCCGACACGCGCATGACGTCGGCCTGGTATGGGGTCAATCGTGCTAAAAAAGAGAAGGCCCTTCGTACGGCGATGCAGATCGCATCGCTTAGTTGACAGGGTTCGGGAACTTGTGTAATGAATGAACCATCGTAAATTATTCAACAAGGAAACGCATGAGCAAAGTTTATCATCTCACCGTGGTCGCCTCGGCTGAACAGCTGGCGTCCATTATCGAGACCGGCGCCCGTGTCACCCTCGCCCCTATGGGCAACGGCCCGGCCTTCACCCTGACGACCTCCGCCCTGAAGTCCGCGAAGTCCGCGGCGACGAGGACGAAGACGAAGCGGGCCTACACTCGGAAAGGGCCCACGACGGCGTCCGCGTCCGCGACCCCGACGATCGCGAACCTTGTGTTCGACTACTTCAAGCAACACCCGAACGACGTCGTCCGCGTGCGTGAACTGGCGGCCGTCATCAAGCGGCACAAGTTCAGGTCCGGCGGCCACACCGCGATCCACAACATGTTCAAGGCGATGCCGAACGCACCCGTCCGTAAGGTCGGCACCGGCATGTACCAGTACATCGCGCCCGAAGCTTAGTAGCGTCGCGTCCCGCGTAAAAAACCGCCGGTGAAAGCCGGCGGTTTTTTTATTGACTCTTTGCTGGCGCCGGGGTATAAATAGAATGTTGGTC